TTACGCTCTTCTTTGTTGTCTGATGTTCCTTTAGTTAAAACGGGCATTTTTTCTGTTCGACGCTCGTGCTAGATTCGCCCACAAGCATAGCTTGTGGTTCTTTATATGAGAAAAAGAAAGCGCCCAGCTGTTGCAGCAGCTGGACGCCAGAAACCCCTTGCGGGGTGCCTCGAAGAGCACCCCCATTGTAACATGCTTGGCATGGATTTTGCAAACCCTGATCGGCACAGCTCAGGTCGCCGCTTTCGGTGCGGTCGTGTGGCTGGGGTGTGGAGGCATCGAGTGGCTTTACCACAAAGCCCCTGCGCTGACAGTGTTTGCGCTTTTCGTATTGCTTGTGGCTCTGGTGAGCCGTGAACTGATTCATCAATGGAGGGATTGAGTATGTATGCAATTAAATTGACCCCGGGGATGGACCCGGAGATTGTGGAGCTGAGCAACGGCGTACAGGCTGAACTGGCCGGGGCTCCGTATGCCATGAGCATTGACCCGGCGGGCCTGTTCTTCGCCTTCGTGGACGAAGAGATACAGGAGTGCTTCGCTGGAGAGGGCTATTATTTCTGCCGGGCGACCGGTGAACACCTGTACGGGACCGTGATCGTGACCCGCCACGATTACCAGATGAATCCTTGTAGCATCCATGAGGAAGACGTCGGCCGGGTACTTGGGCTGCTGGAAGAGCATGACGCATGGGAGGAGGCCTGCTGATATGGCCACTATCTACATCTGCAAATGCGGGCGTCGAGTGCGCAAGAGCACCAACGCCGACAACACCGGAAACCGCGACACCGCCGGATGCAGAGGCTGCCCGTACCTGCTGCCCTGGGGGCCTACCCAGTGGGACGCCGCCCGCCACGCTATGGTGACCGATGTCAAAGGCTACGAATGCAGGATGTCACCGTCCTTGGACTATGCCACCTACTACCAGGGCGGCGGCGAAGATAAATGTGTGCTGCACATCTACAGCCTGGATTATGACTTCCTGGACCGGGTGACCGCTTGGGCAGCCAAGCAATTTCCCGACAAGGAAATCAGCTGCAGCTTTGACCGCAGCAAGATCCGCGCCACCGAGTTTATCGGCGGGCTTTATGGCATGTCCGTTTACCCGATGCAGAACAAGAAGGGCATGGCCGCGAAGGCTGCTCTGATCGAACGCTTCTTTGGTCCAGACGGGCACCGGCTGGATAAAAACCCCGAAGAGGAAAAAGCCCATATCCTGGCCGCCATCGAGGCGGGCAAGGCGAAGGCTCAGGAAAGGAAAGAGAACATGGATTACATCATCAGCAAACATGAGGCCACCGGCCGCCTGTATGCATATTACAAGGGCTCGTTTTGGTTTTGGGATAGCCATATACAGAGGTGGCTGCTCAGCCAGTTCGCCGAGGACCTCTACCAAGAGGAACGCCCCAAGAGATGGAATTTTGAGCGAGAGCACTTTTTGGCTCAGACTTCCGACTTCCACCAGCTCGATGATTATGAGGTGCCTTCTCGCTGCATCGAAGCTTTGCTCCAGTGCAATCCCAAGGCTGCCAATAAGGAAAACCTTATCGATTCGCCCTGCGCTTCTTCGGAGGCAGGTGAGGACACAAATGTCCCTACCTCTTCGGCTGCTGCCACTGCTGCGGCAGAGGAAACTGTGGCCGCCCCGAAACCGTCGGATTTGGCCAGTATGATGGCGGTGTCTGCTGCAAAGACCAACGCAGAAGTGGTCGATGCCACAAACAAAGTAGCTGCTTCGTCCAATTTGCCGGACGTGTGCCGCGATTGTCAGTGCGCGACCTGCGGAAATGAGGGTTGCGCATCCCATTGCTGGGAGAACCCGAGGGAAGTCGGTGACTGCGAGATTACGGGTCCCGCTGGCGATGCCTGCAGGGATTATCGACCGAAGGAGGATGTTCAATGCCAGAAAGAAAATGCCCCGAGTGCGGCTGCTGCTGCGACGTTGGACGAGAGTGCTGCCCGGATGTGCGAGGGCCCGGACGAGGAAACACGGACCACCCCGGCGGCTGCAAGTGGCGCGGCGCTGGAATCTCTCCATGCGCAATCTGCACTCCCGCAAAACGCACCCGCACAGGATATTGCAGCGGATGCCCCCTCCGCCCAGGCTTTTGATTATTCCGGACTGGATGCTGAAACTGCCGAACGGCTGCAAAACCTGGCTCGCCGGGCTATGGAAGCGAAGCAGCGGTATGTGCTGGACCTGATGGAGGTCGTGACGGAGGCTCACCGGGAGCTCGTCGCACGGTGCGACAAGCAGAACAACCAGCACAGTGAAAACACCTTCCGCGCCTGGTGCGCCAGCATCGGCGTGGGCAAAGATACCGCATACCGGCTTTTGCAGGTGCAGGCTCTTATGGACGGCAGCACTCCGGAAGAGCAGGAGGCGCTGGCCGATGCGCCTGTCAAGCTGCTCTATGCCGCCGCCAAACCTTCGGCCCCCGCCGAGCTGGTGCAGGCCGTGAAGGATGGCGACATCACTACACATAAGCAGTTCAAGGAGCTGGAGGCCAAGCTGAAAGCAGAGCGCGAGGCCCGAGAGAAGGCGGAGCGTGAGGCAGAGGATTTCAAGAAGAGGTCCGAGGATGCCCACAAGGCTGCCAATACTTATCACTGCCAGTACGAAGAGGCGAACGCACAAAAAAACGCCCTTCTGGACAAGCAGGGAGCGTATATTTACCAGGTTACCGCCGCGGAGCAGCGGGCCGAGGAGGCCGAGCGTCGCGCCCGGGCAGCTGAAGAAGATGCGGCCGAAAAGGATAAGCGTATCCGGGAGCTGGAAACCGGCCGGCCGCAGACCATAGAAGCGACGGTGGTGGAACGCATCAGAATGCCTGAGATGGCGGAAGAGGATGCAGCGGAGCTGACAACCAATCTGGCGGCCAGCGTTACCACAGTACAAAGGTCCTTTTTTATGGCTGCGGCTGCAATGGCTCCCCAAGTAAAAGCGCGATGTGCAAACACCTTGTGGGATACTGTGAATGAATTAGCCACACTGCTGGCAGCATCTGCAAATCCCAGCTATGAAGAAGAGGAGGCGACACCTTTTGATTAACGCAAAAAAACTGGTTCGGGAAATGAAAACCGCATATAAAGGAGGTGGCTTGAAAATCTGGCGGCAGGAGTGGGCCGTTCAGGATTATCTGGGCATCAGCAGTGGTTATTGGCTGCTGTTGATCCCAATGTCGGCCGCACCGGGACCGGTGCTGGGTCTCATCACAGAGTGGCTTCGGGCACTTCCGGTAATCGGTCAGGGATGGCTTCTGGTGAAAGATCGCGAAGCAGAGCGGCTGACAGCTGATACCTGGCCGGATCTTGAAAAAGCATATCCTTTGCGAGATGCGTACTGGCGCTCCCAAATGGATATGCGGCCAACGAACCTGCAGGTGGATGGCTATGCAGCGTTCCAGCGCAGAGACGGCAGGATCGAACTTTTTGCAGTGGATCAGCTGCAGATCATTGGAACCGAATTGAATATGGGTCTCTGTGAAGAGGATGGCCGCTTTGCCATGTGGAAGGACAGCGAGACAGGCGTCCGATTTTTAATCGCTCCGAGGCACGTAATGCAGACGGAAGAGCTGGAGCATCTGGCCCAGTTCGATTTCTGGAGGTGATCTAAGTGCTGACTGCACAAGAACGGGATGTGCTGCAGCAGGGTATGCAGGTATACTCGCCGACAGAGATAGAAGACTTCTGTATCGTCCGAGGCACTATGTTGATATGGAATCTGTCCGTATTTGAGGATTTGCTCCATGAGCTGAAATCGGGGAATCCGGTTGATAAGAACCGCGTGGTGTATCAATTGAACACCATCTCCAAAATGATCGGGAAACTGATGCTGGAACTTCAGTGGTTCGGTTTGTTGATCGAAGGGCCGGATCTGGATCCGGCAGTGAGTCAGGGCCGGGCGGAACTCCTGAAATCAATTGGGCACAGTTGTTCCTGGGAAATGAGGGAAAAGTACTATTATGAATGAGATGCAAAGTTTATTTAAGCCGGCTCACCGGCAAAAAGCAAAGCTGCGCATGGCACTGGCGGGCGTGAGCGGTGGAGGCAAAACGCTGGGAGCTCTGTACATCGCCTATGGCATCACTGGTGATTGGAGCCGTGTGGCGCTGATCGATACAGAGAGAGAACGTGCCCGCCTGTATGCAGAGCGCAGTGATCTGCCGTATCCTACGGGATCTTTTCTGCATGCAACGCTGGACCCGCCGTACAGCGTGGAACGCTACAAAATGTATGTGCAGGCGGCAGCCCAGGCAGTTGGGCCGCAGGGGGTGGTTATCATCGACAGCCTTAGTCCTGCATGGAACAATGAGGGGGGTGTACTGGATTACAAAGAGCAGGTGGCCGCTCAGAGGGGAAAGAACAGCTACACGGCCTGGAATGAGGCAGGCCAGCTGCAGAATAGCCTGGTGAACACCATCCTGTCGGTGCCCTGCCACACCATTGCGACTCTGCGGGTCAAAACCGAGTACGCGCTGGAAACCAATGATCGCGGGAAACAGCAGCCGGTTAAGCTGGGCCTTGCTCCGGTCCAGAGGGATGACATGGAGTATGAGTTCGACATCGTGCTGAACATCGGAAGAGACCACACTGCCACTGCCAGCAAGGACGTGACATTCCTGGATCAGTTTGGACAAGTGATTACGCCGGAGCTGGGAGAGCGTTTGATCGGGTGGCTGGATCAGGGGCAGGACCCGCCGAAGCGGTATTACTGTGAGGACTGTGGCCAGCGGATCATGGACAGTCCAAAAGCCACCGCGGAAAGACGTGCCCAGGTAACCAAGGAAGAGTTTGGCAGGCAGCTGTGTGAGCATTGCACCCGCATTGCCTATGCCCGCCGCAAAAGGGAGGAGGCGGAACGCAATGATTCCGGCGAACCGGCGCAAAATTGAGAAAAATGCTCTACAGCAGCGCCGCCGGAGGCGGGGCGCAGAGTGGGAAAACGATCTGCTGGAAGAGCTGAATCAAATGCCCCAAGGATGGGCCTGCGGTTTACCCAAAAACTGGGCTGGGCAGCCGTACGACATTTCTGCCATGATCCAAGGTCAGGGACTGGCCATCGAGTGCAAGCGAATCGAGCGGGGCAAGCTGGGCTATAGTGCGTTCACACAGAATGAGCGAGAACACCTGACCCGCTATGAGGATGCCGGCGGGATGGCGCTGGTGGCCATCTACAGGGACAGCGATCAGCGGCGGGCCTTCGTTCCGTGGTATTCTGTCCGAAATGATATTCTGGGTGGAATTCGAGGAAGCATTGATCCGATGGCCTACCCGGAAGATCTGGCAGACGTATGGGAGGTGATGCACCCATGATGATTGTAATGGATGGACAGCTCCACATAACGGACATGCCACCGGATCTGTATAGCCAGGTTACGAGGGAGCTGACAGTGCCCAATCCGGACTATCTGAATGCCCTGCGCATGGGGCGGCCCCTGTACGGAATTCAGAAAAACATTTTGCTGTTTGAGGTGCAGAACAATGAGCTGCTCTTGCCCAGAGGAATGATCATGCGGCTCTGGGGCCGTAGGCCGAAAGGCACTGTTTGTCAGGATCGCACTCACACTGGGGAACCGGTGGATTTCCCGCGATGCAGTATTCAGTTGCGGGGATATCAGGAAAAAGTGTGCAGCACTGTGCTGGCAAATGCTATTCCACAGGGGGTGATTTTGGCTCCTTGCGGGAGTGGAAAAACAGAAATGGGCCTATACTTGGTGGCAATGCGCCGGCAGCCTGCTCTGTGGATCACCCACACAAGGGATCTGCTGGATCAAACGGTGGAGCGAGCGCGTGATCGTCTTGGTCTGCAGCCTGGGGAATTGGGGGTGTTGGCCGGTGGTGAGCGACGGATTGGAAGCCACCTTACCGTGGCAACGGTTCAGACCCTGTACCACATGGAGCTGGACGAACTGGCTATGATATTTGGAACAGTGATCGTGGATGAGTGCCATCGGGTGGTAAATAATCCCCAGAAAGCAAGCATGTTCACTCGGGTGCTGTCGGGTCTGCCGGCAAAATACCGCTATGGCCTGACAGCCAGCGACCACCGGGGCGATGGTCTGGAGGACACCATATTTCAGGTGCTGGGCGAGAGGATTGCCGCAGTAGACCCGGAAGAGCTGAAAGAAGGGGGAAATACGGTTATCCCGATGGTGCAGCCAGTCTACACCGACTTTACGTATCATCCCGCCCCAAAAGAAACGCGAATTGATCCAAGCCGGCTGCTGAAGTATATCGGCAAAGATGAAGATCGGCGATCGGTTGTCCTTCGGTATCTGACCAGGGAATTACGTGCCGGGCACAGCTGTATTTGCCTGGCACAAAGCCTGGAAATTCTGGAGAAGCTCCAGGTGGCCCTGGATAAGGCAGGACTGCCCAGTGAGTACATTTGCGGTGGAACCAGAAAAGACCATCGAACAGCAGCGATCCGGAATATGAGGGAGGGGCGTGCGCACTGTTTGCTGGCCACCTATCAGCTGGCCAAGGAAGGATTGGACATCCCGAGGGCGGACCGGCTCTTTCTGGTCAGCTCCGTCCGTGATCGGGTGACCATACAACAAAGCGTGGGCCGCATTATGCGTCCGGCGCCAGATAAGGCGGATGCGGTAGTGTATGACTTTGTGGATTACAAAGTTCCCCAATGCCGTGCCCAGTACAATGCCAGAAAACGGGTTTACCAAGACCTGCAAGCACAAATTGAAAAGGAGATCAAAGCATGATGAACAGTATGGATTTTGAATCGATGTTGGGAAATATGGACGTTGCGTATGAGAGTGCTACTCCTCAGGATAGTGGTCACCTGCCGGATGGCCGCTACAATGCGATCCTGAAGGAAGCCAGTCTCAAAGAAGGGAAAAACGGTCTGCGGCTGCTGTGCAGCTATGTTGTCACGGATGGCCAGTATGCGGGCCGCTTGATTTTCGACGGGCAGAATATCAGCCCTGAAAGCCTGGGTTACTTTAAGTCCTTTCTTGAGAAATTAGGGATCAATCTGACACGGCTCTCGGCTTTGCCCAAAAGCCTGCCCATGTTCAGTGGCCGGATGGTGACGCTGCGGCTTGTCACCAGTCGAAAGAACAATGCGGAATATCAGAATGCGTATCTGGACAAGTTCATCGGCATGGGAAATCTGGCAGACTATACCCGTGCGCGCAATGCTTCGGCACAAACCGGCCCGGTGGATTCGGATGGCTTTACCGTCATTGAGGAAGAAGATCTGCCCTTCAACTAATTTGGAAAACAGGAGGACCCGCCAATGGAGCAGCGGAGAATACCAGAAAGCATACGTCAGGCGCGCCGGTGGGTCTGTTATGACGCGCAAAAGAATCCCATCAACCCGGTGACCGGTGGCAATGCAATGTCAAATAATCCGGGAACATGGGCCAGTTATGAGCAGGCAGCCGAGGCGGTAACTCGTCTCGGCTGCCGGGGCCTGGGATTTATGCTGGGCGATGGTTTCAGCGGCATTGACATTGACCACTGTATTGACCCAAATACAGGAGAAATCAGCCAGCTGGCCCAGGATGTAATGGCTGAAATGGACAGCTACACCGAAAAGAGTCCAAGTGGCACTGGTATCCACATCCTTTGGCGTGGGGAAAAGCCGGATGGGGCCTGTAAAGTGTCCGCCTTGGGACTGGAAATGTATTCTCGATACCGATATTTTACGGTAACGGGGGAGCAGGTGGGCGAGCAATGCGAGCTTCAGCACCGCACCGAGGAAGCAGCCCGGGTACATAAAAAATATATGGCCCGGGAAAAAGCGCAGGTAACAACACCCCCTACCCGGCCGGTAGTTCAACTGGATGATCAGGAGATTCTGCAAAAAGCAAAAACGAGCAAAGACGGGGAAAGATTCCAAGCACTGATGGCTGGCCACTGGGAAGGATATTACGCCAGCCAATCGGAGGCGGATCTTGGACTATGCAATTTGCTGGCCTTTTGGTTTGGCTGCGACAAAAGCCGGATGGATGCGGTATTTCGGGCATCCGGTCTGTTCCGGCCGAAATGGGATGAGAAGCGAGGTGGAAAGACGTATGGCCAGATCACGGTGGATCGGGCCGTGGAAGATTGTCAGGATGTGTATGAGCCGAGGCCGGCTATGGGAACCTTTGAGGATGCTCAGACCTTCTTTGCAAAGAGGGAGATGCCGGTGCAATCGGCCCCTGCTCCAGGAAAGAAGGTATACAGCCTGGACGATACAGGAAACGCCAGGCGCTTTGCTGATCTTTATGGCGATCGGGTGAGGTACAACCCTATTGACCGATGCTGGCTGATCTGGAATGGGCGGATCTGGGCGAAGGATGATACCATGCAAGTCAAGCTTCTATGTGACAAGATGCTGGATGATATGGAGCGTTCCCTGTTTGGCACCCATGATATGGGGAATGCAGAAGCTATGCGCAAACATATTGCAAAAAGCCGGTCCAGCCGTGCAAAAGAAGCACTCATCAAAGAGTCGCAGCACCTGCCCGGCGTCCCAGTCCTGCCGGGTCAGTTGGATCGGAATCGCGGTCTGCTGAATGTGGAAAATGGCATCGTGGATCTGTCACGGCAGCGTCTGATCGAGCATGATCGGGGGAGATATATCACCCGGATGGCTGGGGTCAGCTATGATGAATCAGCGGATTGTCCGGTCTGGCGAGCATTTATCCGCAGTGTTACCGGTGGAGATGACAGCTTGGCACAATACCTGCAGGTGATGGTGGGATATATGTTGAGTGGCTCGGTTCGTGAGCAATGTTTATTTTTTCTCTTCGGGGATGGAAGCAATGGCAAGAGTACTTTTTTGGATGCCATCAGTGAAATGTTTGGCACCTATGCAATGAATACTCAAAGTGAAACCATAACCAGCCAAAAACATTCTGGCGGCGCCCGAAGTGACATTGCCCGGCTGAAAGGTGCACGGCTCGTGACGGTCTCCGAAAGCGAGGAAGGTGCCAGCTTGGACGAAAGCCTTGTGAAGCAGCTCACCGGCGGAGATACTATTACCGCTCGGTTCCTTTATGGCAAAGAATTTGAGTTCCGGCCGGAATTTAAAATAATAATGGCCACGAATCACAAGCCGAAAATCAAGGGAACCGATACCGGTATCTGGCGGCGCATCCGGCTTGTTCCATTTACACAAAATATTCCAGAGGATAAACAGGATTTACAGCTGCCTGAGAAGCTCCGGGCAGAAATGCCGGGGATTCTCAATTGGGCACTGGAAGGGCTGCGCATGTGGCTTGTAAATAGCGAAAACGGCAAGCGCAGAGGATTGCCCAGGTGCCAGGCCGTCCTGGATGCAACCAAGGAATACCGTACTGAGCAGGATCGGCTTACCATGTTTTTGGAGGACTGTGTTTATGATGCCGCTGGGCGAAGTCTGCAGGCGGGAATCTTTTATCGGATCTATCAGAAGTGGTGTGACGAAAACGGCGAGCGGTACCCGATGAACAGTACCAAATTCGGTCGGGAGGTAAGCAAGCTGTATGAGAAACGCCAAACCATGCGCTTCGCAGAGTACAAAGACATCGCATTGACCGAGGATGGCCGGAAATATCTCGCCTGGGTTACAGGTGTTCCGGAGATTCCCAAAAAGCAGCGGGACTGTGAACAGATGCGGATGTGAAAAATGCGATTATGGTGGGTTATGGTGGGTTTGGACCGTTTGGGAAAAGTTTTCTATATTATATTTTTTCTCTCCCTATAGGGACTTTTCTATTTTGCCTTCAACTCGCCATAACCCACCATGGAAAGGAAAAGGTAGGTGAAAATAATGACCGAATGGCAGAGGGTAACGGCCGTATCCAGAGAATCCGTCATTGATCGCCTGAGAGCAATGAGCGAAGTCCTGCCGGAAGGAAGTTTCGGCCGGACGGCATTGTCTTGGGCAGCAGATGATATGGAAAAGCAGATTCCTGCTCAGACAAAATATGGTGGTCGGGCATGGCGCTGCCCAATATGCAACGCTGTGGTTCGGCCTATGGAGAATCATTGCAGCCACTGCGGGAAGCGCCTGGAGTGGCCTGTAGCCGGGGAAATGCCGGCTGATGAAAACCAGTCGTACAGAGAGTGTTTTATGAGTAAATTCATGGGGGTGCGGTGATGGCTGATTATATCGACCGTGAAAACTACTGCAAAAGTATTTGCCGCTGCTCCCGCGACAAGTGCGACAAGGATAAATGCCCGCTTTGGGCTGCTCCAGCTGCCGATGTGCGTGAAGTGGTGCGCGGAAAGTGGGTGTACGATGAAAACGCAACCGATTGGGGGATCGGGGGGTATGTTTGCAGCGAGTGCAAAAACAAAAACAACAATTTACCTTGCAACAGAGTAAAGTCGGTGCGCATGTTTTCGGGTGCAAAGTTTTGCCCAAACTGTGGCGCTGAAATGAGAGGTGAAGGCAATGTATGATTTTGAGCGCAGCGCCCTGATGAATCGGTTGAAAGGGGGGAAGAAACGTGCCAATAAAGAACTATACCACTAAGGTGCCGGCGCTCCAGAGCGTGGCCGAGATCGTAGGGGCGCTGGCAGCGCATGGGGCTACCAAGATTCAGCAAGATTATGATTCTGTGTTCATCGCATTTATGATCGAGACCCCAGCAGGTCCGAGGGGGTTCAGGCTCCCCAGCAATACAGACAAGGTGACAGCGGTACTTGCAAGGCAAAAGGTTCGAGTGGACAGCGCCCAGGCTGAGCGCATTGCTTGGCGCATTCTGCGAGACTGGGTGATAGCGCAGATGGCGATCCTGGAGACAGAGATGGTAGCCATGGATGAAATCATGCTGCCCTACATGCTGGATGGACAGGGGAACACGGCCTACGAATTGTACCAAGGTCGGCGGTTGCTGATTGGCGAGGAGGTGGACCGTGAATAGAGCATGCTTAATCCATGAACTCAACCACCTGAAAGTGCAGACCGGCAGTCTGGCCTGCATGGGTTGCCAGCACGAGGACAACTGCGGTATCAAGGGTTGCGCCCTGATTCGGGCGGCAATAGAGCAGCTGGAAGTGATCCAGGGCTTTGAGGAATGGTTGCAGGAACAAGCGACAAGCGATAAAAATCAAGCGATGGGAGATGATCCGGATGAAAGTACGCAAAAGACTGCCGGAGAACGGCTTCCGTGATGTCAGAAACCTGACGCTCGGCCGCGAGGTGCTGGTCCACCGTTTCACGCCCTGCTATCGGGACGACTGGCGGCCCAGGATCCCCGACAAAGGCGTTCTTGAGGCCGTGGACCCGAAAGGATGCTGGGCACTGGTACGTTTCACGGTCGCGGGTGGGAGCTATCTCGAATGCTTCTTTCCGAGCGAGATTTTGAAAATAGGATAAGGAGGACCCCATGGAGCCGGTGACAAAGGAGCGGCTGGCCCGCTACATAAGCCTGAAAAAAGAGAACGAGAACCGGCTGGAGCGGCTGGCCAGAATGAAGAGCAACGCTGAAATGCCTGCTCAGAGGGACCCTGACGGCTCCAAGCGCACCGGCTCCAGTGGGGAGAGAATGGCCCGGGCTATCGAGGCCTACATGGAGTACGAGGAGCAGATCGGACCGCTGGTGGATGCGAATCGCCGGGAGATGGCAGAGATTGAGGCGGCCGTGGCCGCTCTGCCTGACCCTCTGGAGCGCGAGGTGCTGCGGCTGCGGTATATGGATGGGGAGCACTGCAGAATGCTTTCCTGGAGAGAGGTTGCGCTGCGTGTGTATGATGACGACGACAAGAAATATGTGGATTCTGCTATGCGTGTACACAGAGTGGCCTTAGAGGCTTTAAAATCGCGCGTAAAATGAGGTGGATTGAGGTGGATTGCAGATGGCTTTCCGTGCTATCATAAGACCATCGAAAAGCGCACGATGCGCTGATCGATAACGGCTCTGGGCATGATGAGCCACGTACCCTCCTTTACCCGCGCTGGCAGGCCGCGGGCCGAGTAGTCTGCCAAACACAATACCCCGACCGGGAACGACCTGGCCGGGGTGTTTTTATGCCAATCTGGCCCGCACGAGGGTCCGATCGGAACGAGTGGCCGGCATAGGAGACGCCGGCGGGTGGGTTTGGGGATTTTTTACAGAGAGGAGGGCGGTGTGTGGCACGGCCACTAAAATACAAAACGGTGGACGAGCTACAGTCCGCCATAGACGAATACTTTAAGGCTTGCGAGGGTCGACCGTTGCTTAATGAAGATGGCAGTCCTATGCTGATCAAAGGGGTGCCTATTATGGTGGATGCAAAGCCGCCAACAGTGACCGGTTTGGCTCTGGCGCTGGGTTTTACTGGGCGTAAGCAGCTGTTGGATTACCAGGGACGCAAGGCGTTTTGTAACACGATACTGCGCGCGAAGAGCCGTTGCGAAGAATATGCCGAAGGGAGACTCTATGATCGTGACGGATCCCGTGGCGCACAGTTTTCCTTGCGCTGCAATTTTGGTTGGGATGATAAACCGGAACAGACAAGCACAGAAGGAGTGACCATTATTGACGACATCCCTGAGTAAGATCATCAGCCCGGGGCTGTACGATGTTCACCGGGCTATCAGACAGGGCGGTGTCAACGAAGTGGTTCTTCCGGGTGGACGCGGCAGCACAAAGAGCAGTTTTGCCAGCGTAGAGCTGATTCTTCTGCTTTTGCGGCATCCGGATTGTCATGCGGTGGTGCTGCGCAAAGTGGCCAATACCCTGCGCAACAGCGTGTTTGCACAGATTTCCTGGGCGATATCAGAACTGGGGTTGAGTTCTCAGTTCGAGCTTACGGTAAGCCCAATGAGGGCCATCTACAAGAAGACCGGGCAGCAGATCAACTTCTTCGGTCTGGATGATCCGGGAAAAATCAAATCCGTCAAGATGACCTTCGGTTATATCGGTCTGGTCTGGTTCGAGGAGCTGGATCAGTACGATGGACCGGAGGAGATCCGCAATGTGGAGCAGTCGCTTTTTCGCGGCGGCTCTTTTTCTTTTGCAATCAAGAGCTTCAACCCTCCGGCAATGGCCCGTAACTGGGCCAACCGATATGCGCTGGAGCAGCGTCCAGGGAAGCTGGTCTACCGGTCGGATTACCGCAGCGTTCCGCCCCACTGGCTGGGGCCTCGCTTCTTGGCGGATGCCGAGCACCTGCAGGCCACAAACGAAACCGCATATCGCCACGAGTATCTGGGCGAGGTGGTGGGCAGCGGAACGCAGGTCTTTGAAAATCTGAATCTAACGGCCATCACTGATGAGGAGATTGCCCGGATGGAGCGGCGCTACCATGGCGTCGACTGGGGCTGGTACCCGGACCCTTGGGCCTTTAATAGCTGCGGCTACGACGCCGCCAGAAAGGTTTTGTATATCTGGGATGAATCTACTCGCCGACGCACTTCAAACGCAGATACGGCCCAAATCCTGTTGGATAAGGGCGTGTGTCAGGAGGATGGCCGTGAAGAGTATCTGACAGCAGATTCCGCGGAGGAAAAGAGCTGTGGTGATTATCGCGCACTGGGCCTGCCCTGCCGGGGAGCAGAAAAAGGCCCGGGCAGCGTGAAGGCGGGCATGAAGTGGCTGCAGAGCCTTGCGGAGATCCGCATCGATCCGGCCCGCTGCCCGGATACTGCCAAGGAATTCAGCGAGTATGAATATGAGAAGGATAAGAAGACCGGCGAGGTGCTGGAAGGTTACCCGGATGTGGATAACCACCACATCGATGCGGTGCGCTACGCGATGAGCCGGATATGGAAGAGGAGGGGCGCATGATCAAGAGATTTTACACCTGGCTTAGGCTGCGTTTCCTGCCTGAGTGGGCGCGCCGGCAGCTGATGGAAGAAAACCAGAGGCTGGTGCGGCAGTTGGTGGAGCTGCAGCAGGAAAACCAGCGGCTGGAAAGCTACATCGAAGGGATGCAGGATGGACTGCGGCGTCAGCGCCGTGTGATTATCTACAACCAGGGCGAGGGGGTGAGCCGGTGAGCTTCTTTGGAGCGCTTTTGAATAACAAGGTCTATCATTTTGAGCAGGCTTATCCGGGGGCTAAGGATTGCACCTCTGCTGCCATGAGAACGGCTATCGAGGATTGGTTCCGCCTCTATTTCGACCGGGATGTGACTGACGAGGAGGACCCTTGCCAGCGGCTGCCCTACACGGTGGTGAGCAAGCTGAGCCGAACGTGCTTTGCGGAATACGAAGCAGCGGCCAGCGAAAAGCAGCCATTTGTGATTGGTGTGCTGGATAGTCTGGAATCGGTGCGCAAAAAGGCGATGCAGCTGGCCATGATCGGCGGCGAGGCATGGCTGAAACCGGTGCCGGGTCCTACCGATTTTTCCTTCACTGTAATGCGTCGGGATATGGTCACGGTGTTGGGCCGGGGACCGGACGGCGAGGTCACCGCACTGGGCAGCGCTGAGCTGACCACGGAAAACGGCAAATTCTACACGCTGTTGGAACGACGCAGCCTGGATGAAGCAGGCCAGCTGGTGATTGAGAATAAACTCTTTTGCAGCTGGGATGGCCAGAGTATTGGTACTCAGGTAGGGCTTACCGCTCTGCCGCAATATGCCGCGTTGGAACCGGTGGCGGTGGTAGGCGATGTTGGCGGCATCGGTCTCGTGGGCCTTAAGGTGCCCTTGGAGAACTGTGTGGATGGCAGCGCAGATCCGGTGAGCGTTTATGCTGCGGCAACGGGGCTGATTCATAACATCAACCGAAACGAGAGACAGCTCAGCCGGGAGTTCGACCACGGCGAGAGCCGGGTGTTCGCATCGGCGGATCTGCTGGACAAGCGTAAGAACGGCCGCCCGGTGCTGCCGCCCGGCCTCTTCGTGGGCATCGACGATGATATCGCCAACACCGGCGTCACTGTGTTTGCCCCTGCCCTGCGGCAGGAGAGTTTTCTGGCCCGCAAGCGGGAATACCTGCGCAACGTTGAGAGCCTGATCGGCTTAAAGCGGGGCATTCTGGGCGAGGTGGAGGCTGCCCAGCGCACTGCCACCGAGGTAACCAGCAGCCAGGGCGACTACAGTCTTACCATTCAGGATCTGCAGCAGATGTGGGAATCAGCTGTGCGGCGCACAGTGGTGCTGTGTGGCAAACTGGGCAAACTGTACCGAGTCCCCGGCGCTTTCGAACCGGACCCGGAAAGGGCGGTGTGCATTGACTGGGGCAACGGCGTTCTGTATGACAAGGACAAAGAATGGGCCGAGACCATGCAGCTGGTGAGCGCAGGAATGCTCAAACCGGAAATCGCTTTGGCTTGGAAATACGGCCTGCCCTGGGAGACTGCTGGTGATCTACAGAAGGTGCGCGAGAAATACATGCCTGAGCTGGACTCCATGCTGGAATAAGGGGGGTGTAGGCCGTGGCTCTGACCCCGGAACAGATTGCAGGTTATCAGGCAGCGGCGGAGGAGATCGCGCAGCCGGTTATCGAGTGGCTGCTGAAGGACATCGTTGAGCGGGTCCTGGAAGCCGGTAAGATGACCAGCACTGCTGCCTATGAGGCATATCGGGCCGAGGCGCTGGGGCTGTCCCGGAAAGACTTGGAGAAATACCTGAAAGCCCAGCTGAGGATTACCAAAAAGCAGGCTGAGCAGCTGCTTTCGAGCGCTGCAGAATTTGCGCAAAAGGATGATTATGCTCGTGTAGGGGTATGGGCCACCGAAGCAGATGCCGGGAGTCTGCTGCAGCTGACTGAGGCTGCTGTAAAGCTGGCCGGGGAGCAGCTGGAGAATATTACTCAGACCATGGGAATGGTTTCTCCCGCCACAGGTAAGCCTCTGCCGTTGCAGGGCGTGTATCGGGAGTGCATGGACGAGGCATTCAAGCTGGTGGCCACAGGCGCCACCAGCGCCAGCGAGGCGGCCAGACAGGCAACCCGCAAGCTGGCCGGGCGCGGTATTGTGACCATCGACTATGCCAGCGGCATCAGCACAGAACTGGGAGCAGCTGTACGGCGAAACCTGATGGGCGGCATGGGTCTGCTGGTGGAGCAGGTTACCCAACAGAACCATGATGTGCTGGGCTGCAACGGCTGGGAGATCAGTGCCCACGCCAACAGCGCCCCGGACCACGAGCCGATCCAGGGCCAACAGTACAGTGATGCAGAGTTCCAGCGTCTGAATGGCAACCTCGCGCGGCGCATCGGTACGCTGAACTGCGGCCATGTGGCTTTCCCCATCTTGCTTGGGATAAACAGCCCGCAGTATACAGATGCGGAGCTGGAAGCCTTCCGGCAGGACAATGCCCGGGGCGTTACTTACGAGGGCCGGCATATGACCGGCTACGAGGCTACCCAGTACCAAAACCGTATCGAGCGGAATATCCGCACCCAGAAGCAGCGTGTGCTGATGAGCGAAGCGGCCGGGGATGAGTCGCAGCTGCTCACCGACCGGATCAAGCTGGCCCGACTGAATCAGGAGTATGCCCGATTCAATAAGGCCATGGGGTTCAAGAGCAGGGCAGAACGGCTGGAGGTTGTAGGGTGGAGCCGCCGGCAGGCTGGGAAAGCGAGGGCTGCGGCAAGATCCTACACAAAAGAGCGGGAACGTGCTATACTGATAGAAAAGCTACGCTCCGCCGGAAATCTGCCGAAGTCTGCACAGATTCATTTGACGCCAACGCCCATTGACGTGGAATCGTTGGGATTCGATGATGCCCATGTGAACCAGAAGAGATGTCACCATGTCAGCGAGCTCGAAGCCAAACAATATATTCAGGATGCTGCTGTTTCCGTCACTGTTTGGGGCGGAAAGTTTGAGAGGTACTTCAGTGAGCGCGGTGCGGCTTATGTAAACACGGCGGAGAATTTTATCCGAACTGCTTATTCTGCCGAAGAGTTCGATGAGAATATGCAGGCGCTGATAAAGGAGTTGAAAGCAAATGGCCTTCTTGGGTAACGTTGAGTACAAGCCGGATTCGAATGGAGTTGCAGAATATGTAAAGTGTCCTTTGGTGGATGATTGGATTGAACCGGTAGATTGTATGGAAAACCAGGATGTCAAAGAGGAATATATTCCTGCTCGTTTTAAGGCAAAGTCTGATTGGAAAGAAATCTGCATCTCTTGTCCGTTCCGGGATTATTGACTGAAATTCAACTTTTGATAACGAAAAAGTGGAATTCGATTTCAAAAATCAGGCTTTTCAACGCTTTTGCAAAGTTGAAATATCATTTAAGGCTCACCGCCCACTTGGGCGGCGGGCCTTTTTCTATGCCTGCATCCGGCCGCATGAGGCCGGGGCGGGCTATTTTTATACTCAAAATACCCCCGGCCCGGGGGACTATAAGCAGGGCACCGCAGTAGGGGGACTGGCCCCACAAAAAGGACAGCGGAATCAAGGAAGGAGACCCTATGTTGGAATGGCTGAAGGAGATCCTGGGTGATAGCTACACCGAGGAGATCGACAAAAAGGTAAGCGCCGAAATCGGCAAGGCCTTTGTGGCCAAGGTGGATTTTGACGCCAAGAACACCGAGAACAAGACCCTGAAGGGGCAGCTGACTGAGGCAAACAAGAAGATCCAGACCTTCGAGAGCATGGATATCGAAGCGGTGCGCCGGGAAGCTGCCGACTGGAAGCAGAAAGCCGAGCAGGCTGCGAAGGATGCGGCGGCACAGGTGGAGGCTGTACGCTTCGATGCGCAGCTGGATTCCGCCATTGGTAAGGCCAAGGGCCGCAATGCAAAGGCCATCAAGGCGCTGCTGGATGTGGATGCCCTGCGGGCCAGCAAGGACCCGGACAAGGACATTTCCGCCGCGCTGGAGCAGCTGGCCAAGGACAGTGATTACCTGTTCGATACCGGCAACCCGCCCCCGCCCTATGCTGGCGGTACCGGCGGGAGTCCTGCCGGCGGCGATTCGGACGCTGCGCTGCGTGCGGCGTTTGGCCTGCCGCCGGTCGAAAACAAGTGATTTTTTGAAAGAGAGGTAAGAAAATATGGCAAACACTATTGAACTGGCGAAAAAGTACATCCCCATTCTGGACGAGGTATACAAAAATGCCTCCCTGACCGCCAAGCTGGATGGCGATTCCAATCTGGTACAGCAGGGTGCCAACGCCAACGAGCTGATCATCCCCATGCTGGATATGCAGGGCTTGGGCGACTACGACCGCAATAGCGGTTATGTGTCCGGCGATGTGACCATGACCAACGAGACTGTGAAGTGCAACTTTGACCGTGGTCGCATGTTCACCGTGGACACCATGGACAACGAGGAAACCGCTGGTCTTGCCTTCGGCCGTTTGGCCAGCGAGTTCATCCGCACCAAGGTGGTGCCTGAGCTGGACGCCTTCCGCTTCGCCAGTTACTGCGGCAAGAGCGGTATCACCAAGAAGGAAGAAACCCTGAACGATGGTGCTGCCGTTCTGGCTGCTCTGCGGGTGGCTACCACCGCCATGGATGAGGCGGAGGTGCCCATGGAGGACCGCCATCTCTTCATCACCCCCACCCTGGACGGCATGATCGCCGATCTGGACACCACCAAGAGCCGGGAGATTCTGGCTCGCTTCACCACCAAGACTCTGGTCCCCCAGACTCGCTTCTACACTGCCATCGATCAGAAGGACGGCCACACCGGCGGGCAGGAAGCCGGCGGTTATACTAAGGCTTCTTCCGGCGGTGCCGATCTGAACTTCATGGTCATCCACAAGCCGGCCCTGATCCAGTTCGAGAAGCATGTGGCTCCCAAGATCGTAACTCCTGAGCAGAATCAGGATGCGGATGCCTACAAGTACGGCTACCGCAACGTGGGTATTGCCGATGTCTACAAGAACAAGCTGGCTGGCGTGTACGCAAGCCACAAATCCGCTGGTTGATGGAGGTGCGCATATGGGCAGAATTGTAGGCTACCTGGTACCCAAGAAACCGGCCGAAAAGAAGCAGGAGACAGAGAAGCCCGCTGTGGATACCAACGTTGCGGACATCCCCGCTGCGGATATCTCCGCTGCAGAGAGTCCGGCCTCGAGGGGATCCAAGAAGAAGGTGCAGAATGATGCGTAAAATCGACGAGCGACTGCTGGACCCTCGCAGCGAGGTTGAGATTGCAGAGAATTTCAACCGCGTGCTTGCGCTGGTTGATGAAGCCAGTGGGGCGGAAGGCCCCGCTGGTCCACAGGGGGACCCGGGTCCCAAAGGCGATCCTGGTGTTGGCATCAAGACCATCACTGGCAGCATCGATGGCAGCAATAAGCTGACCTTGACCATTACCCTGACGAATGAGACCACGCAAACGGTCGAGGGGACGCTTACCCCGCCTGCTGCGGGTTAAGGAGGTGTGGCGCGGTGGTTGAATTTGCGTTTTACCGGGATGTATATGGCGGTGACAGTGTGCCGGAAGGAGAGTTCCGGGCGTATGCCCGAGACGCTTCGGCTCATCTGGAACGCTACAAGCGCATCTATTCTGTAACGCCCACGGCCGAAAACAGCGAACAGATGGCCCTGTGTGCCATGATCGATGCGCTGTATTATTTCGACTGGGCGCGAAACGGCGGTGCGGCGGCCAGCGTGAGCGTTGGCAGCGTGAGCAGCAGCCGGGCGCAAGGTGCGCAGCCGGACCTGAATCCGGCAGCCCAAAGCCGTGAGCTCTTCCGCTGCGCCGGCCTGTATCTGGATATTTTCCGTGGCCCAAAAGGGGGAATTTGACATGCTGCGTGTAAGACCCGGCCCGCCGGTGGATTACAGTCTGTGCAACCAGATCGTCACGCTATACCATGCAGATTTGAAAAATGGCTTTCAATGCACCCGAACACTGTTTCGCGGTGCATTTTTTGACGCCAAGAAGGTGCAAACCGTGGACAAAATCGGCAGGCAGGAGGCAAACAGTTTCCTGCTTGTTCTTCCGTCCGGGTGGGACGGCCGTCCGGTGTGGGTGGATGTGGCAGCGGCGCAGCCTCTTGGCACAGACCAACCAGTGTTTTCTTTGGCGGCCGGGGACAAGGTGTTTCTGGGCGATGGCCCGGAGATTTCTGATCTGACGGACTGGGGGAAATTTATCCCGGCCAGTGTGCCGGGGCTGGTTGTGGTCAAGGACGTGGATGTGAAATACTGGCGCGGGGCAGTTTGCCATATCGAGGCGGGTGGTTGATGTGGCAAACAAAAAGAGGCTTTTCCGACTTCCGGACGGGACAGTGGCATATCTGGAGATGCACAGTGTCCAGCAGATTCTGAAGGACAAAGGGCTTGATTCCAGCGGTGATGTGCAGGTGTTTCACACCCAGAACGTGCTGCGGCGCATTGTGAAGTACATGCCGTATCAGAGCGGTATGACCATCAAGGTGACGGCGGCGCAGACCAATATCCGAAAGCCCTTGATTGTCACGGATACACCTTCCGCACGATTTCTCTTCAACGGTAAGCTTATGGTCAGCGATGTGACCGGAAGCCCCTGGGCACGCAAGGGGGAAACCAAACATGTGGTGAATCGTCCGCTGGACTACACCAAAACCAAAAATCCGAAAGCAGGCCCCTTCTGGGATCGCGCACTTTCCACGGCCGAAGGACCTGCGATGGCCGCGGATTTGCAGCGGTATATCAAACAAAAGGGGGGCTAAACGATGGATCAGAAAAGCGATCTGGACCGGCTGCGGGAGTGGCTGGGGACCTATCCCGGGTATGATCTGGCCGCCAACATGCTGGTGGACTATCTGGACAGCATCCCGGGCAGCAAAAGCCTGCGGCCGGGTGGGCTGGTGGAGATCAGCCGCAATGAGGATATCCTTGGCAATGTGACTGTGAGCAACCAGTATAACTTCGGCTTGTATATTGCGGTGGCGAAAAGCCCTGGGGATGGTGCGGGCGCGGCCTATAATGCTGACTGGGTGCTGGATTTCCAGCGCTGGGTCCAGCAGCAGAGCATTACGCACAGGGCCCCTACCTTTGGCAATATCGATCAACAACAGGAGCGCATCAAGGCACAGAACGGCGAACTGTACGACACTGACCAGGATGGAGTTGGGCTCTACATCGTGGCTTTGAGCGCGGAATTCAAAGAAAAGTATGAGGTGATCTGATGGCAAAAATCGAACGAAAGTATATGGCCCACTATATCGATGCGGCACTCCCGGGCGCACGGGAGGGCAGCCCCAACTATGTGCGGCTGGGCAAGGATCTGGAGGAATACAGCCCTGAGCTGAGCGCCAACGTGGAGAAAAAGCAGAACATCCTGGGCGAAAGCAGCATCATGCTGACCAGCTATGAGAAGAGCGGCAGCGTAGAGCCTTACTACGCGGAGAAAGATGATCCTCTTTTTGCTCGGCTGCAGGGCATCATTGATGAGTGCAAGATTCTGGATGATTGCAATACCACTGTGGTGGAGGTGCATCTGTGGGAGGAGGCAGATCCGGAAAAAGGCTATCCTGCGGTAAAGGACGATGCGGTAATCGAGGTGAGCAGCTACGGCGGCGATTCCACCGGTTACCAGATCCCCTTCAACCTGCATTACAGCGGAAAGCCTGTGAAGGGTCATTTTAAGGTGGATACCAAAACCTTCACTGTGGGCGAAGAAGAGTAAGCATACACCCGGCCGGAAAGCGTGTCACCGGCCGGGTCACTTTGTATAGGAGGTCAGTATGGCAAAACAGAAATTGAGCATCGACACCGGTGTACAGGAGTTCGAAATCAACGGCAGCGGTGTGCTGCGTTTCAATCCCAGTGATCCCAATGTGTATAACCGGTTTACGGAGATGCTGGAAAAGGTCCAGGTCGTGGAAAATGAGCTGGTGGAGCTGGCCGGCCAGCTCCCGAAAGAGGATAACGGCGTTGCAGCTCTTTCGCTGTTGGCGGAAGCTGATCGGAAGACTAAAGCCGCTCTGCAGGAGGCATTCGGCCAGGAAAACGACTTTGACCAGCTGTTGGGCGGTGTGAACCTTATGGCGGTGGCCGACAACGGCGAGCGTGTGGTAACCAACCTGTTGGATGCGCTGCGGCCCATTGTTCAGGAGGGTGCCAGCCGCTTCTACTCGGATAAGGCAAACGCAGCCGTGGCGAAGGCTCAGGCGAACCGTAAAGCCCGGCGTGCGGCCGGCCATAAATAATGGACCGCTGGAGCCTGCCGGAAGCACTGGAGGTTCAGGGCCGACAATATGCCATAAATGCCGACTTCCGGGATGTGCTGGAGGTCATCCGCTGGCTGAACAATCCGGATGAGGATGAGCGGGTGCGGTATTTCGTGGCTCTGAAACTGTTTTTTGAGGATTGGGACAGCATCCCCCAGAAGGACCAGGAAGAGGCGGCCCGCCAGATGATGATCTTCATCGCGGGCGGCGTGGAAGATACCAGCCCATCTGGCCCCCGTTTGATCGACTGGGAGCAGGATCAAGGAATGATTGTGGCAGATGTGAACAAGGTGGCCGGGTGCGAGATCCGGGCCCTGCCCTTCGTGCACTGGTGGACCTTCCTTGCCTGGTTCGGGGCCATCGGCGAGGGTCAGCTGTCCACAGTGGTGAGCATCCGGGACAAGCGGCGCCGGGGCAAAAAGCTGGAAGGCTGGGAAAAGGAGTATTACCAGCAGCACAAAGCAGAGGTAGACCTGCGGCCCCGCTACACTGCGGAAGAGCTGGCCGAGCAGGAGCGCCTGAAAAAACTGTTGGGAGAGTGAGGCGATGTAATTGGCAGACGGTAAGGTAACAATCAGTACGGCGCTGGACAATGAAGGTATTGAAAAGGATGGCAAAAAAGTAGAGCAGAGCGCCAAAAAAACTGCGATGCAGCTGGCTGCCGAATACCGTAAAGCTGGCATGAGCCAGTCCGAGGCTCTCAAAAAAGCCTGGTCCGAAATAGAAAGAACCACCAATCGAAGTGCGAAAAGGTCTGGAGATGCAATTCGCAAGAACATGGGCGGGGCTACGCAGTCGGTTGTGGGTGCATTAGGCGGGTTAAATGCTGTTGTAGGAAGAATTATGGGCACTCTTGGTTTGGCTTTTGGTGCCTATCAATTAGTGCAGTTTGGTGCTGCCTGTATCCAGCTGGGCAGCGATGTGGCCGAGGTGCAAAACGTTGTAGATGTTTCCTTCGGAGGCATGGCCTACAAGATGGAGGAGTTCGCCGACACTGCGATCACCAGCTTCGGCATGAGTGAGCTAGCGGCCAAAAAGACCGGCAGCACCTATATGGCCATGGCAAAGGGCATGGGCGTTGCAGATGAGGCTGCCAGCGATATGGCCATCGCTCTGACTGGCTTGTCCGGCGATGTGGCCAGCTTCTTCAACCTCAGTCAGGAGGATGCGGCGTACAAGCTGCGGAGCATCTTCACCGGTGAAACTGAGGCATTGAAGGACCTGGGCGTGGTCATGACGCAGGCAAACCTGCAGCAGTATGCTATGGCCAACGGGATGAACAGCAATATCCAGGCTATGAGCCAGGCCGAGCGAGTTGCACTGCAATACAGTTTTGTGATGAATTCGCTGAAGCTGGCTCAAGGCGACTTCCTGCGTACGCAGGACAGCTGGGCCAACCAGACTCGTATTCTGTCCATGCAGTGGCAGCAGTTTATGAGCATCATCGGTCAGGCTCTTACTACGGTGCTTCTGCCGGTGGTCAAAATGCTCAATACCATTGTGGCCGCCCTCATCAATATGGCCAACGCATTCAATGCGGTGATTACGTCCATTTTTGGAGGCGCGCAGAAGCAGATCCAGGAAACTGGCGCGGCCATTGAGGGAGCAAATGCTGGAATCGCATCCAGCGCAGGAGCCGCGGCAGCGGGTGAGCAAGAGCTGGCCGACGGCACCAAAGCGGCAGCCAAAGCAGCCAAGACCGCGACCGCGAGCATCGACGAACTGAACGTGCTGCAGCAGGATACCGGCTCAGCTGGTTCTGGCGGATCGTCCGCCAGTGGTGGTACAGGAGGTGTGGCAAACCTTGTACCTGAAGCAGCGGTGGACGAAGCACAGGAAGTACCGCCGATTCTGGAAAAAATTAAGCAGTTAATCGCACAGATCGGGCAACTCTTTGCGCCCAGCATCGCCGCTTGGAGTAAGGCCTTCGATCAGCTGTCCCGAGCGGCAAAAAGTTCCTGGGGCATTATCCAAGGGAGCGCGCTGGAATTGTGGGATACTGCTCTGCGCCCGCTGGGTGAGTACATTCTGGGAGATTTTATCCCCAGCGTGACGAATGCTTTTTCAGAGACATTTGCGCCGATATTCGCGGACGTCGGCAGTCTGATCATGGAGCAGTTCGCTTTGCAGTTCCAATGGGCGTGTAATCTCATTGGAGATTTGATCAATTCCTTCCTAATGCCGTTGTTTGGTTTTCTGCAGCAGGTCATCCAGGATATGTTTACCGGCATCAAAGGGGCATGGGATGTATATGGCCAGCCGATTCTGGATGGCCTTGCTTTGGGATTCCAGTCTGTAAGAGATATCCTCTCCGATGTCTACTACAACCTGGTAAAGCCTGTGCTCGAAGAAATCATGCAGCAGATTGACTGGTTGTGGAGTGAACACTTGAAGCCCTTGTGGGACAATCTGATGGAGTTCTTTGGAGCTTTTGCCGAGATGGTCTTGGCAATATGGAACGAATATATTTTCCCGTGGGTTCAACAGATGGTGGATATCTTCGCGCCGATTCTTTCCGAAGCGATTAAGTTCGTGGTGGATGCATTTGCCACGGCTTTTGCGAGGATCAGCGATACTGTAAGCGCAGTGATTCGCATTCTGAAAGGCCTTTGTGAATTTGTGACTGGTGTTTTCACCGGGGACTGGGAAAAGGCCTGGAATGGTATCAAGGACATCTTCGGTGGTGTCTGGGATGGCATTGTGGGAGTGCTAAAAGGCGCGGTGAATACGGTGATTGATATGATCAATGCTGTGCTGCGCGCGGTGGCGCTGGGTGTGAACGCGATTATCGATAAAATCAATGCGCTCAGTTTCACAGTGCCTGACTGGGTGCAGGAAATTGGTGGCGAAACTATCGGATTCAACTTTGCGAAGTTCGATCCTCCACAGATCCCGAAACTGGCCAAGGGCGCGGTTCTTCCGGCCAACAATCCGTTTCTGGCTGTGGTGGGTGACCAGCGGCGAGGAACCAACGTGGAGGCACCGCTGGAAACCATCACCCAGGCTGTTATTGCAGCACTATCCCAGCTGGGCGGCGCACAGGAGCTTACCGCCAGCCAGCCTATTGAGGTCAAGCTGGACGGCCAAGTACTGTACCGCGCTATGGCGAAGATCGAAGCCAACCGGGGCGCAAAGATCGGAGGTGCGTTCGCAAATGCCTATTAATTTGAAGGAAGCCACCGGTTTTTTGTACCTAGGCACCAGTCCGGAGACCAGCAGGGAGAACCATAGCATCGCGGTCCCTTACCCGGATCAGGGCAAAGCACCGTTTACCACCAGCCGTCTGGTGGATTCGGCGCGCAACGCCCAGGGTACTATGGTGGGCCGGATGATCGGCCGCAGCCTGGACAAGCAGGAGATGGGATGGAGCACCATCTCCTGTGCACTCTGGTGGGAGATGAACCGCTGGTTTGAGGACAATCACTTCACCTTCTACTGCCACTATTTTAACTTCAACACGGGGCGCTGGCTGACCCGTATGATGTACATCTCCGATGTGAAGGTGTCACCGGAAATCATCGACCCGGGAACGGGAGAACCGGCCTTCCTGCGGGATGCAAGCGTGAACGTTATCGATTGCGGGGTGATCTGATGCAGCAGGTAAGCGATGCCTACCGGCAGGAGATGACAAAGCCGGTGCTGGGCGCGGCAAAGCTGGCCGTGACCCTGAGCGTTGTGGACGAGGACGCAGCC